TGAGGATTATTACTTGGCGTTGGTTGACGTTGAACGGGTGCTTAGGAATCCGCACCAATTTGGAGACCGAGCCGACATGTTCGACAGGATTGCTTTTATTTTAGAAGGAGTATTAGAAGAATGAACGGGTTCACAAGGCATCAGCTTGGTATCGGCAGTAGGCAAGCGATGCACAAGTACAAGCTATGCGGTAAATGCGAAGAGATGAAACCCCCCGAAGGTGGCATTGAGTTGTCACCGACTATGTGGTCATGCTCATCGTGTTGGGCTAATAGAGTAACCAAAAGAAACTTAAAAAATGCCAAGACCTAAACCGCCTGAACCATTGAATCACCGATACGTAAGAATGTCTGACAGGCAATGGATGATATTCAAACAACTTGGTGGGGCCGAGTGGCTACGTGCAGAGCTAGATAAAAAAGCTTTGCTACCAAAAAAGTATTACGAAATGTTTGAAAGGAGTTGCAATGACAACAGGAATTGAGTATTTGAAACCGGAACAAAAACGCAGAGGGCGAGGGATTGGTAAGAAACCCGCGCTGTTCTGTACGAGCTTGCGTCTACCAAAGGATGTGATGGATTATTTCAACACACACCATGCGTATACAAAGCAAGCCAAAATGCGAGAAATTCTTACCGAGTACGTTAACAACCAAACAGGAGTGAACCATGATTGAATTAGCAACCAAAGCAAAAACCAAAGCGCAACAAGTACGTGAGTACGTAGCGAAGAACCCAAACGCCAAGCCGAAGCAGATTGCCGAAGCCGTTGGTGTTGCACTGCAATACGTGTACACAGTAATGTGGACTGCAAAGAAGAAAGCCAAAGTTAATAGAGCCTTGGCTAAGAAGGCTAAGTGGACAAAACTTATGACCACCACTTCAAGCATTCCATTAGTCAAAGATACAACAACGGGTGTAACCCCCGAGCGTATTGCTGAACTAACCTATGCTGTGACAATGGCAAAGGCAAGAGCCCGCCAGACTCAAATCGAAATGTTTGAGCCAAAAGCCGACCCCGTTAATCACCCTGCTCATTACAAAGTAGGTGGAATTGAAACGATCGACTTCATTGAAGCGAAGAATCTTGGCTACAACTTGGGCAACGTGGTGAAGTACATCACACGTGCCGACCACAAAGGCAATCGCAAGCAAGACCTTGAGAAAGCGCTGTGGTATTTGAACCGAGAGATTCAAAGCCTGTCCTAACATTTGTTAGAAGTTAGGGAAAACACTAGCCACCTTCGGGTGGCTTTTTTACGTCTGTACTATTGACTTTGTCAAACGCTGTGTTATGATCTGTGCTCGAAAACTTTTTGGAGTATCAGATGAGCGAACGTATGGACAATGCACTTGCCCTCGCTGACAAGTGTTGGTCAAAGGCTAACAAGACAAGCCCCGAGTTTGTCGAACGCTACTTAGAGTTAGCCGAGCAGTTGTTGGCAACCAAGCCCCTTGTACTTGGTGATGAGTTCAGAGAGTACTGCGCAAACAACAAACTATTCCGCCCCAAAGAACTGCATCCCAACGTATGGGTATCAGGCGTACGCACGTTAAAAACTTTGGGTTGGGTTGCCCACAATGGTTACACGACACCGACCAAGTCGCACAACCACATGCCCTCAGTCTCAGTTTGGAGGAGCATGATCTATGGCGCTAACACCTGAAGCCAAAGTTAAAGCCAAGATCAAGGCAATCCTCAAAGCCCACAACGTCTACTACGCCATGCCTATCGGTACTGGCTACGGTAATAGCGGTGTGCCTGACTTCCTGTGTTGCGTCAACGGCAAGTTCCTAGCGATCGAAGCCAAGGCGGGTAAAGGGACAACCACCGCTTTACAAGAAAAGAACCTTAAGGCTATCAGAGAATCCGGTGGCGAGACTGCGGTTATCTACGAAACAAACCTAGAGGACTTTAAGGCATGGATGGAAAAACAATGCCAATAAGTCGACAACAGTTGGTTAACGAACTACTACCCGCGCTAGATAAGTTGTTCGGTCAAGAGCTTAACCGCACCGAGTACCACATGAAAAGAAGGTACGGCAAATGCACCATATACCGATGGGACTTTGAGAACGGCAAGCGAACAAGTATGACACTAGCCAAAGGTTTAGACCTAGAGACAGCAGAAGGCATGATGAAACTATTGAAAGACCCCGCATGAACATCCTAACGATTGACTTCGAGACATATTATTCTCGGGAGTTCAGCCTAACAAAAGTTACCACAGAGGAGTACGTTCGTAGCCCTCAGTTTGAGGCTATTGGCGTAGCCGTACAGATAAATGACGGCGAGCCCAAATGGTTTAGCGGCGATGCTGAAAGCTTGCACCAGTTCCTTACTCAGTACGATTGGGGTAATTCCTTGGCGCTAGCCCACAACGCTCCGTTCGATGGCGCAATTTTGAAGTGGGTGTTCGGCATCAGCCCCAAGGGTTGGCTTGATACTTTATCCATGGGCAGGGCTTTACATGGTACGGAGGTAGGCGGTAGCTTGAAGGTGCTGGCACAACATTACGAACTTGGGGCCAAAGGCACAGAGGTAGAAAATGCGCTAGGTCTGCGGCGTCAGGACTTCAGCCCCGAACAGCTACAAAGGTATGGCGAGTACTGCAAGAACGATGTTGCGCTTACGTATGCTTTGTTCAATGCAATGGCTACAAACTTCCCGCCGACTGAGTTGCGACTTATTGATTTGACTGTGCGCATGTTCACCGACCCTGTGTTGCAGTTAGATAAAAACATGTTGGTTGACCACTTGCTCAGAGAGAAGCAACGCAAGGACGAATTGCTTGAGAACTTTGACAAAGACGACCTGATGAGCAACATAAAGTTTGCCATTATCTTGGAAGGCTATGGTGTATCACCGCCAATGAAGGTCAGCCCCGCTACTGGCAAACAAACCTTGGCGTTCTCCAAGACAGACGAAGAGTTCAAAGCATTACTTGAGCATCCAAACACACAAGTACAAGCTTTGGTAGCCGCAAGGCTTGGCACTAAGTCTACGATCGAAGAGACAAGGACAGCTAGGTTCATTGGTATTGCTGAGCGTGGCGCATTGCCTGTACCCCTACGCTACTATGCCGCACACACCGGACGTTGGGGTGGGGATGACAAACTTAACTTACAGAACCTACCAAGGAACTCACCCTTGAAGAAGGCAATCATTGCCCCGGATGGATACATGATGATCGACTCAGACTCATCACAAATTGAAGCCCGTACGCTCGCATGGCTTGCGGAACAGAATGACTTAGTGGAGGCGTTTGATCGTGGTGAGGATGTATACAAAATCATGGCTTCGGCTATCTACGGCAAAGATGTATCTGAAATTACAAAGGATGAAAGGTTCGTCGGGAAGACAACTATCCTCGGCTGTGGCTATGGGATGGGCGCGGCAAAGTTCCAACTTCAGCTTAAAAATTTCAGGGTACAGATTGAGCTTGAGGAGGCAAAAAGAATTATCAACACGTACCGCACAACGTACCCGAAAATTACTGAACTATGGAAATCTGCTGCGTCATCGCTCAAAGCCATACTTCAGAATCAGCAAACAACACTCGGACGCGATGGTGTGTTGAAGATTGAAGGTAGTGATGGAATCCTGTTACCAAACGGCTTGTACTTGCGCTACCCCAATCTACGCCTAGTTGAGAACGAAGAAGGGAAGTCCGAGCTGGTGTACAACACCAAGAAGGGCAAAGCAATCATACCGACCCGCATCTATGGCGGTAAGGTGATTGAGAATGTATGCCAAGCCTTGGCTCGAATTATTATTGGCGATCAAATGCTTATGGTTGCTAAGAAATACAGAGTTGTAATGACTGTGCATGACGCCATCGCATGTGTAGTGCCGACTGAGCAGGTTGAGACCGCGCAGGAATACGTTGAGATGTGCATGCGCACACGACCAGATTGGGGCATGGAGTTACCACTTAACTGTGAATCCGGTAATGGAGTGAGCTATGGTGACTGTTAAAAAAGAAATTTCAAAAACGCGACTTAGTTCTGTTGTTGCTTACGCTATGTTGGCGGGTCTAATCCCAAAAGAAGAAGAGGCAAAACCGCTTGACGAAATCGAAGTCCGTGGCGACTTTGCCAGTTTGATGCAGTTTGTAGAGCTTATGTATCAGGATAAAAAAGATGACGAATACTTTGAAGAGTTGATGAAGAAAGGAATAGACGACCTATGACTTGGCCTTTCCCCCCATTCCCAAACCCCAAGGACAAAGGCAACCGAGT